CGCCCGTAAACGTCCAGCCGATCGCTCAGCAGACGCAGACAGGGGTTACAGGGGGTGCTACCCCTCTAGGCACGTTGGCCGGTATAGGCACGAACCTGGCTCGGAATCACGGGTTTTCCCGGGCTTTTACGGAGCATGGCTACATCATCGGTTTAGTGAATGTCAGGGCTGACCTGTCGTATCAGCAGGGCATTCGCCGTATGTGGTCGCGTCAGACGCGATACGATTACTACTTTCCGGTGTTTTCGCATTTGGGTGAACAGGCGGTGTTGAACCGTGAGATTTACGCGGATGGATCCGCGACGGATCCGCAGGTGTTCGGTTATCAGGAGCGTTGGGCGGAGTATCGGTATCACCCCTCGAGTATCACTGGTTTTTTCAATTCTCGGAACCCGACGCCTCTTGATGCGTGGCATTTGGCTCAGAATTTCGCGGCTTTGCCGGTGTTGAACGGTGCGTTTATTACGGATCAGACGTATACCCCGTTTCAGCGTATTGCTGCTGCGGGTGCCGCTACGGTGAATCAGCAGTTCTTGTGCGATATTTTCTTTGATAACAAAGCGGCGCGTCCGATGCCGATGTACTCGGTTCCCGGTTTGATTGACCATTTCTGATCATGGGTGTTTTAAGTCGGATCGGAGATTCCTTGGTCAGTTCGGCCGGTTCTCTTGTCGGTGGAGCTCTTGGCGCTGCAGCGGGTTATTTCGGACAGGAGTCCGCGAATAAGGCCAATGTGAAGCTGCAGCGCGATCAGCGCGACTGGGAAGAGCGGATGTCGAATACGGCCGTCCAGCGGCGTATGGCTGACTTGCGAGCAGCGGGGATCAATCCCCTGCTCGCGGCCGGTCAGGCTGCGGAAGTGCCGAACGTGGCTCCAGCTCGAGCAGAGTCGACCGGCGCGGAGGCCGGTCGTCATGTGACTTCGGCTGGTGCTGCTGTTGATGCAATGCGTTTGCAGAATAAGTTAGTTCAATCGCAGGTCACTAAGAATCTGGCGGAAGCCGATATGACCGTTGCGATGACTCCCGGTGCGCCGAATTTGCAGTCGGCTCAGACGTGGCAGGCGAATACTGCCGGGGAGTTGCATCGTATGCAGCGGTCGTTCATTGAGAACCAGATCCCGAAGTTAGCTGCGGAGATTGATAATCTGCGAGCGGATACGTCGTTGAAGGAAGTGCACCAGATCATGGGGCAGCTTCAAGGTATGTTGCATGGTGCGCATATTGAGCAGGTGTATGCGCTTTTGCCGTATGTGATGCAGTTGCAGAAGCAAGCTGCGGCTATTGGCGGTGTGAATGCGGAAGCAATCACGTCCGAGCTTGGGCAATTTGCCGCGTTCGCGCGGCAGTTGTTCGGTATTGTGATACCGGGTGTTAATTCAGCGGCGACAGCCGCAGGAATGATGCGATGACTAAGTTTCGAAGTAAGGCGTTGATCAGTGTTTATGGTAATCGGATGTCCCCGACGGGGCGTTTGCCGAAGGGACATCCAGCGCGTAAGGCGCGTGCTAAAGGTTTGCGTGAGTCGCGGCGTCGTTTTCGTGGTGGTAAACAGAGGTGGTGACTATGTCGATTATTGAAGGTTTCGATGGTAATGATGTCCTTTATGGTTTTACTGAGCGTGCCGCTCAGTTTTCAAGTCCGACGGTTGGCGAGTCTATGACTGTGCAGGCGGACGCTGAGGATGCCGATATTAATACGATAGTTCGGCGTTTTGGTTTGACGGGGACGATGCCCGTAGGGCTTCACGTCCCGTCGTATCAGGATTATGACGGAGTTTTCGATTTCCATTCTGCGCAGTTGGCGTTGTTAGATGCGGAAGCGAATTTTATGGCGATGCCGGCGCATATTCGCGGTAAGTTCGATAATGATCCTGGTAAGTTTCTACAGTTCGCTGTGGACCCTGCTAATGTTGATGCTATGGTTGAGATGGGTCTTGCAGTGAAAAAGGTTGAAACGGTTGTTTCGTCGGTGGAGAATGCAGCTCCACCTAAGACGGAGTGATGGTTATGAGTTCTGCTTTTGATGGTTTGATTAGGATGTTAGAGACGCGTGAGCGTCGACAAAGGGAAGCTCTCGAGCTGACCGTTAAGCAGTTGAGCGAAGCTCGAGCTGCTTCTGTCACGAAGCCGGCGACGCCGGCGAAGTAGATTTGGCACACTTCTTGAACTTGATGTTAAGTGTGCTAAGTGGGTACATTGACTCGTAGAGTCGTTTGGATCCACTATGGAGCCGGCCTTGAGCCGGCTCTTTTTTTAAGACTATTTGGAGGTAAGCAATGCGTCCTGTTAGACGTTCAGGAGTTAACAAAGGTCGATCAGCGCGTCAGTTTCGTAAGAAGGTTGCGCGTACGCATGGTAAGAATTTGTCTGTTATGCCGATGCGTGGTGGTTGGCGTCTGTGACGTGTTTTCATCCCCTCCGCGCATTCCAGCAGGAAGGCGGAGGGATTGTGTTTCAGGAGCGCGGTAAGATCCGGCGTGAGCTGAATTTGCCGTGTGGTCGTTGTATTGGTTGTCGTTGGACTCGTTCTCGTTCTTGGGCTATTCGTTGTATGCATGAAGCCCAGATGCATGATGTTAATTCGTTTGTGACGTTGACGTATGACGACGATCATTTGCCGGGCCCGTCGTTAGTTCCTCCCCATCTTTCATCATTTATTAAACGGATTCGACGGTCGGGAGATCGTTTTCGTTTTTTTGGTGTTGGTGAGTATGGTGAGCGCGACAAGCGGCCTCACTATCACGTCCTTTTGTTTGGTAAGACGTTTGCAGCGAGGGAGAAATTGAAAGAGGGTTTGTATCGTTCTCCAGAGCTTGAGAAGTTTTGGAAATTCGGTATGAGTTCTTTTGGTGACGTTACATATGCCAGTGCGGGTTATGTAGCGAAGTATTCCGTGAAGAAAGTGAACGGAGCTGCAGCGGATGAACACTATAAGCGTGTTCATATTGGTACAGGAGAGATTGTTTCCGTTGTTCCTGAGTTCGGGCGCATGTCTTTGCGACCGGGTGTCGGTTTTACTTGGTTTCGTAAGTATTGGCGCGATGTCTATGCGGCGCGTGACGGTGTCGTTGTTAATGGACGAGTATTGCCTACGCCTCTTTACTACAATCGTTGGATGTCTACTTTGTGTGCTATCGGTGATGGCGTTAATTTGTATTCAGATAAGGAGTACGATCGGTATATAAATTCGGAGAAATTTAAGGATGATTGTACTCCCGAACGTCTAGCAGTTCGGGAGGTTGTTGCGAAGGCCAAGCTAGAATTCAATACTAATAGGAGTTTGTAGATGATTCTGTCGATATTCTGTGTGAAGGATAGGGCGACCAATGTGTTTGGTCAGCCGATGTTTATGTTGTCGTCGGGTCAGGCTACGCGTTCGTTCTCGGATGAGATCAATAACGCGCAGGCCGATAATCAGTTGTATAAGCATCCCGATGACTTTGATTTGTATGAGTTAGGGCAGTTTGACAACGAGGCCGGTGATTTCGAGGTGTTTGCGCCTCGTTTGGTTTGTCGTGGTAAGGATGTGTCGATTTCTTTCACTAAGGAGAGCTGATCTTGGTTATGCATTACAACAATCCTTCGGTAAACGCGCATCAGTTTTCTATGATTCCGCGTGCGGATATTCCGCGTTCGTCGTTTCGGATGCAGCATGGTCATAAGACGACGTTTAGTGCTGGTGTTCTTGTTCCGGTTTATGTCGAGGAAGTGTTGCCGGGTGATTCGTTTAATTTGCGGATGACGGCGTTTTCTCGGATGGCGACTGCGATTTATCCGATCATGGATAATATGTATCTCGAGTCGTTCTTCTTTTTTGTTCCAAATCGACTGCTTTGGTCGAATTGGGTGCGGTTCATGGGTGAGCAGGATAACCCTGCGGATTCCATTTCTTATACGGTTCCGTTGTGTACGTCGCCTGTGAGCGGTTTTGCTCGGTTTACGATGTTTGATTACATGGGTTTGCCGTGTGCTGGTCAAGTTGCCGTAGGTAATACGGTGCAGTGTATTACGTTGCCGATGCGTGCTTATAATCGGATCTACAATGAGTGGTTTCGGGATGAGAATCTGCAGAATTCGGTCCCTCAGAATATGGGTGATGGTCCCGATAACCCTGCGGATTATGCTTTGCAGTTGCGTGGTAAGCGTCATGATTACTTTACGTCATGTTTGCCCTTTGTGCAGAAGGGTCTTGCGGTTTCGGTTCCTTTGACGGGTAACGCGTTGGTTAAGACTCAGACGACGGAGTCGTTTACTGGTGTTCAGACCGAAATGCGTGTTCGGATGAACGATGGTAATTTTCCGGCTGCAGGTTTTGGTGCGATGACAGTCGGCGCCGGTCCGTCAGGGATCAGCGGATCGACAACGGCGGCGACGACAGCCGGGTTTGCGTTGTATCCAACGAACCTCTATGCGGATTTGTCGACAGCGACGTCGACGACGATCAATGCGTTGCGTCAGGCGTTTCAGATCCAGAAACTGCTCGAGCGTGATGCTCGAGGCGGGACGAGGTACACGGAGATCGTGCGGTCGCATTTTGGGGTGATCTCACCGGACGCTCGGCTTCAACGGTCCGAGTTTCTCGGTGGCGGAATGTCGCCCGTAAACGTCCAGCCGATCGCTCAGCAGACGCAGACAGGGGTTACAGGGGG